GATCGCCATCGCTCACAGTCACCCTGATGCCACGACGCAACCAAGCGAACTGGATAAAGCGCAATGCGATGCAACGCTTTTACCCTGGCACATCGTGAGCTGGCCGGAGGGGGATTTACGTACCATTCAGCCGCGCGGAGAACTGCCGCTGCTGGAGCGTCCCTTTGTGCTTGGTCACTTTGACTGCTGGGGTCTGGTCATGAGCTATTTCCGGCAAACCCACGGTATCGAGCTACACGACTATCGGGTTGACTATCCCTGGTGGGAAAAGGGCTATTCGGACAACTTCTATCAGGATTGCTGGTACGAGTGCGGTTTCAGAGAGTTCGACGGACCACCGAGGCCAGGCGATATGGTGATCATGCAGGTCCAGGCCGAAAAGTGGAATCACGCGGGGATCTTGCTTGAAGGAAACATGCTTCTGCACCATCTCTACGGACATCTGAGCCAGCGAGTACCGTATGGTGGTTACTGGCAGGAACGGACGATGAAGATTCTACGTTACAAATCTCTATGCTAACCTTTACAAAATTTCAAAGGAGCATGAAAATGAAAAATCTACTCTTTACGCTGGTCATTGCATTGGCTGGCTGCTCTGTAAATTCCCTCGAATCTCAAAAGCCTATTTTCTCTGAGCATACATCCAAGAGCACCGATCAGGTTAACAGATGCCTAGCCCCTAAATGGGTGGAACTTCGTTCTTCAAGCTCCAGCATACCCACTGAGTCAGGTTACAAAATAACAGCATCAGACGATATATTCGGTGCTCTTTCAGTTGTAAATATCGATAAATCACAAAACGGCGGAAGCGATATTAAAGTTTATGCCGTCGCAAAAGGATGGAACGATCACTGGGCTATGGCCGCCAGATCATGCCTTTGATAAGACATAAATAAGACAAGCCACCTAAGGGTGGCTTTTTTTATGGAGAAAGAAAATGTGTGAGGTCATGACCCGCATTGAACTCGGCGGTGTTTTGGGTAAAACCTATGGAAAGGTCCACCACCGACTAATTCGTACTACCGCAGAGGCAATCAACTCTCTCACAAAAACAATAAACGGGTTGGAGAAGTTTTTAATAACAAGTAAAGCCAGAGGGCTAACTTATGCCGTCTTTAAGGATAAGAAAAATATCGGAAAAGACGATTTTGGTTTTCCCGTGACTGGTGAAGTTATTCGAATTGTTCCCCTGGTGATTGGAAGTAAAAAAGCGGGGGTATTACAGACAATTCTCGGTGCTGTGCTTGTAGTTGTTGGGGTTGCAGTAGGTTATCTCTCCGGTGGCACATTATCAGCTGTGGGGTATGGTGCTGCAAAATTAGGTGCCGCAATGATGCTTGGAGGTGTTGTTCAAATGCTATCACCTCAGCCAACGGGATTGGCCAGCAAACAAAGCTCGGATAATCGCGCCTCATACGCATTCGGGGGAGTGACAAATACTGCTGCTCAGGGCTACCCGGTACCGCTACTTTATGGTCGCCGGCGAATCGGCGGAGCGATTATTTCAGCCGGAATTTATGTCGAAGATCAGCAGTAGATAACAAACCTTTTTTCAGGCCACCTTCGGGTGGCTTTTTTATGGGCGCAATATGGCTACAGAAAAAGTGTTAAAGGGCCGCAAGGGCGGCAGTTCCAGTTCCCGAACCCCTACTGAACAGCCAGATGATCTTCAATCTGTAGCGAAGGCTAAAATCCTCGTTGCGCTTGGGGAAGGGGAGTTTGCAGGGCAGCTAACCGGCAAAGATATCTACCTGGACGGAACGGCGCTGGAGAACTCCGACGGCTCACAAAACTTCAGCGGCGTGACGTGGGAGTTTCGCGCGGGAACGCAGGCACAAAATTACATTCAGGGCATTCCCGGTACCGAAAACGAAATCAGCGTGGGTACTGAAGTTTCCAGTGTTACCGCATGGACACGCACTTTCACTAACACCCAGCTATCGGCAGTACGCCTGCGTCTGAAATGGCCGTCTCTGTTTAAACAGGAAGATGATGGGGATTTGGTCGGCTATTCGATCAACTATGCGATTGACCTGCAGACTGACGGCGGAACATGGCAGACGGTACTCAATACCAGCGTGACCGGGAAAACAACCTCTGGTTACGAGCGTAGCCACCGAATTGATTTACCTCAGGCTGGCAGTACCTGGACCATCAGACTGCGTAAAATTACAGCCGATGCTAACAGCGCGAAGACTGGCGACACGATGACACTGCAGAGCTTCACTGAGGTGATTGACGCCAAGTTACGTTATCCAAACACAGCGCTGCTCTACATCGAATTCGACTCCAGCCAGTTTAACGGCTCTATCCCTCAGATCTCCTGCGAGCCCCGCGGACGCGTAATCCGCGTGCCAGATACTTACGACCCAGAAACCCGTACCTACAGCGGCACATGGACCGGTGTGTTTAAATGGGCATGGACGGACAATCCCGCGTGGATTTTTTACGATCTGGTTGTTTCTGAACGGTTCGGCCTCGGCCACCGCTTAACAGCTGCTAACATCGATAAATGGACGCTTTATCAGGTTGCCCAGTATTGCGATCAGATGGTACCTGACGGCAAAGGGGGTAACGGTACCGAACCGCGTTATACCTGCAACGTGTACATTCAGGACCGGAATGATGCTTACACAGTCCTCCGCGATTTTGCTGCCATCTTCCGTGGCATGACCTATTGGGGCGGGGATCAGATTGTGGCCCTGGCAGACATGCCGCGCGATGTAGATTACAGCTATACGCGCGCTAACGTTATTGAAGGGCGTTTTACCTATTCGAGCAGTACCACGAAAACCCGCTATACCACGGCGCTGGTGTCATGGTCCGATCCGGGCAACGCCTACGCCGATGCTATGGAGCCCGTATTTGAGCAGGCGCTGGTTGCGCGGTACGGTTTTAACCAACTGGAAATGACCGCCATCGGCTGCACCAGACAGTCAGAGGCGAACCGAAAGGGGCGCTGGGGCATTCTCACCAACAACAAGGATCGTGTTGTTTCGTTTGATGTCGGTCTGGACGGAAACATACCACAGCCGGGGTACATCATTGCCGTGGCAGACGAGCTGCTGTCCGGAAAGGTTATGGGTGGCCGCATCAGTGCCGTAAACGGTCGCGTTATCAAACTTGACCGCGTTGCTGATGCAGAAGCTGGTGATCGCCTGATTCTCAACCTTCCCTCAGGAGCGTCACAGAGCAGGACCATTCAGGCTGTGAACGGCCAATCAGTCACAGTCACTACTGCATACAGTGAGACCCCACAGACCGAAGCTGTTTGGGTGGTTGAATCTGACGAGCTTTACGCGCAGCAGTATCGTGTTGTCAGCGTTTCTGATAACGATAATGGCACTTTCTCGATTACCGCCGCATGGCACGACCCGGATAAATATGACCGTATTGATACCGGAGCCATCATTGACCAGCGGCCGGTGAGTGTGATCCCGCCGGGTAACCAGTCGCCGCCTTCGAACATCGTGATCAGCTCGTTTTCCGTGGTGCAGCAAAATATCAGCGTTGAGACCATGCGCGTGAGCTGGGACCAGGCGCAGAACGCTATCGTCTATGAAGCGCAATGGCGCCGCAATGACGGGAACTGGGTTAACGTGCCGCGCAGCTCCACCACGTCATTCGACGTCCCGGGGATTTACGCCGGACGCTATCTGGTGCGCGAGCGTGCTATCAATGCCGCTGAAATTTCCTCAGGATGGGGATATTCGGAAGAGAAGACACTGACGGGCAAAGTAGGAAACCCACCTAAGCCAGTAGGATTCACGGCCACGGGTATTAACTGGGGCATTCTTCTTAACTGGGGCTTCCCGGCAAACACTGGCGATACGCTAAAAACGGAAATTCAGTATACCGCCAACAGTGACTTTTCGGATCCACTCCTGCTCTCAGACGTGCCTTATCCATCTGCGGAATATACCCAGCTCGGCCTTAAAGCCGGGCAGGAATTCTGGTACCGCGCGCAGCTGGTCGACAGAACAGGTAACGAGTCCGGATATACCGACTGGGTAAGGGGTATGTCAAACGATAACGCCGATGATTATCTGGGGGATATCGCAGACGATTTTCTTACCTCTGCTGATGGGGATCGCCTCACTGGAGACATCGATACCAACATTGAGGGAATTCTGCAGAACGCCCTGGCGAACCACGGAACAGTTGAGCATCAGTGGGCACAATACGGGGAAGTGCGTGCCGATATTCTGGTTGTAAAAACGACTATTGCTGAAGTTGATAAGGCAATGGCTGAAATGTCCACTCAAGTGCAGGCGCAGTTTAACGATGTGACGGCAGCTCTTGAAGACAAGCTGACTGCAGTCGTTGACGCCACCGGCGCATCAGCCATTTATACGCTGAAAACGGGGGTCAGGATTAATGGCGTAATGTACAACGCAGGGATGTCGATTGCCGTTCTGGCGGAGGCAGGGAAACCGGTAATAACCAGGGTTGGCTTTAACGCTAATCAGTTCGTTCTGATGAGCGGCAGCGGTGACAGTCAGTATTCACCCTTCGCGGTGGTTAATGGTCAGGTCTTTATCAGCTCAGGTTTTATTCAGGATGGCACGATCACGAATGCCAAGATTGGCAATGTCATTCAGTCGAATAATTACAGTGCGGGCACAGCAGGCTGGGCTATCAATAAGAATGGTTCTGCTGAATTCAATAATGTGACGGTTCGTGGCGGGGTTTATGCCCAAAATGGTCAGTTTGGATTTACCAACTCAACTGGAGGCGTCACGATCAATAACAACGGTGTCACTGTCAGTTTGTCGAACGGCGGACGCATTGTTCTGGGAGAATTTTGATGGCCAGGGGGCTTTATATTGATTTGAATGACGGGCGTCCCGCAATGACCATCACTGCCGGAATGAAATGTCCGTCGTATGGCGGGGAGGCGGTAGAGGCATGGGGCCAGCAGACCATGACTGTTCAGGGCTTTGTTGCCGGGGCGACCCCATTTTTCATTCCATCAAACTCGGTTGTGAATGTGACTCGCTCGCCGAATCTGATCACAACGATTATGGTTCTTGACGGGATAACCAATAACGGCAACGGAACCCTGACTCAGAGAGTCTGGTCATCAGATGGTTGGGGGAAAGATAAAACATTTCCCGGCACAGTCTGGCAGATTTTACCGGCAGGGCAGAGTGGAAACCGTGGTTTGCTCATTGAGGACTCGACAGACTTTATTGCGATCACTGATGTCAGCCGCGTTGCTTCCTGTGTTTTCAGTGGGACGGTCAATGTAAATGGTACTTACACGCTTCCGGCCAAAGGGCTCGTTTTTGCCCGCTGGAATGACAGCGCAGCTACGCTTGAATGTGATGGCAATAATATTTACTCCCGGCAGGATTATACGGGCTATGACGATATTGCCCGTTCTGTAAATGTCGATATTGCAATTTTTGCGGTTCAGGCACCTGTACCGGGGAGAGGATTAAATTTCATCAACGCCGCTGGTCAGTGCACCTTCTCCACCACTCGCCGTCCATTTATATTCCGCAATCAGTTTTATTCACCGGGCAATAGCTGGGTCGATATTGGCAACAGCATGATTGCGCTTGGCTGCTATGGTTTCAACTCGTCAACAGCCAGCGGGTGGTGCAACATGCGCTCCAAGGGACTGGTGATGAGTGGGAACTCGGTAAAATGTGGGAATGGCCGTGTCCGTTCCCGTTGGACCGACAAGTATTCTGTGACCGGCGAGAGATTTACGGGAATGAGTATTCCCATTATCCCCGCAATGTATTGATACAACCCCACCCAAAAGCCCCGCTCTGGCGGGGCTTTTTATTATCTGAATTAAGGAGTCCTATATGTCGGCAGGAACAATAACTCTGACAAATGGTTCCGCTATTGTTGGCGGTTCCGGAACCTCTTTTACTACCGAACTTGCCGCAGGTGACTTCATTGTCTCAACTGTGGGCGGTGTGCCCTATACGCTGCCAGTGAATACGGTAGACAGTGGCACGCAGCTCACGCTTGTCAGTAACTTCACCGGGCCAACGCAATCCGGTGCGGCCTGGTCAGCAGTCCCGCGTGTGGCCTTAAATATGGTCACAGCAGCGCTGGTTGCTCAGAGTGCAGAAGCGCTGCGTGGACTGAATTACGACAAACAGAACTGGCAGCAGGTTTTCAGTGCAGCCGGAAACATCACAGTGAAGCTTCCAGATGGAACAACTTTTAAAGGTCCATCGTGGCCATCCGTAATAAGCCAGACAAGCACGTTAAATGGAAAAACGGGTGGAAATGTAACTGGTACTTTGATGGTAACTCAGGGTAGCAGCATTGGCGTATCTACTCAGGAAGGTGGTGATAAGACCGTTAAGCTATACAACATCACAGGGGATGGGAGTGTAGGAGGTTATGTAAACGCTGTGGGAGGGGCGTGGTATAACGGAAATTGGTCTCTTGGCGGCGTTCGAGGGAGCGGAACTAATTTAGACAGAGCGCAGTTAAATGTTAATAGCGGAACTGGTACGGCGGGTT